AGTTAGCAATTGACGGTGATTTAAGTTATTTAAATTTAGATTGGACACCTATTGCTATTATTCCAAAATTTGTTGATATAGTAGTAAACGGAATGTCAGACAGATTGTTTGATGTAAAGTGTTATGCTGAAGATGCAATGTCTGCAGAAAGAAGAGGTGCGTTTGAGCAGAATATTAAAGACAACATGATAGCAGCTCCTTTGTTTAAACAAATACAAAGTGACTTTGGTGTAGAGGTTTTTACAATGAATGAAGATGAAGTTCCAGAAACTGACGAAGAACTGGCTTTATATATGAATATGAAATACAAGCCTGCTATTGAAATAGCGGCTGAAGAAGCTATAAACACTTTGTTTGCAGAAAATCATTACATTGATACAAGAAAAAGAGTTGACTATGATATTACAACAATAGGTATAGGAATTACTCGTCATCAGTTTCAGTTAGGACAAGGTGTTGTAATTGATTACGTTGATCCTGCGAATGTTGTTTACAGCTACACAGAAGATCCATATTTTAAAGATTGTTTTTATTGGGGAGAAATTAAAACAGTACCTTTAACTGAGCTTTCAAAAATTGATCCTAACATTACCAAAGAAGACTTAGAAGAAATTTCTAAATACAGTCAAGCTTGGTATGACTATTTTAATGTAGCTCAGTTTTACGAAAACAGTATGTTCTCAAGAGATACTTGTACTTTAATGTATTTTAACTACAAAACAACAAATAGTTTTGTTTATAAAAAGAAGTCAACACCTGAAGGAAATTTTAAAGTTGTAGAAAAAGACGATCAGTTTAATCCTCCACAAGAAATGATGGATGAAGGAAACTTTGAAAGGGTTGAGAGAAAGATTGATGTTTGGTATGAAGGTGTTATGGTAATGGGTACTAATATTGTATTAAAATGGGAAATGGCAAAAAATATGGTAAGACCAGCTGCTGCTACTCAATATGCATTACCTAATTATATTGCTTGCGCACCAAGAATGTATAAAGGAAATATAGAATCTTTAGTAAGAAGAATGATACCATTTGCGGATTTAATTCAAATGACTCATTTAAAAATACAGCAAGTTTTATCAAGAGTTGTTCCTGATGGTGTTTTTATTGACGCTGACGGGCTTAATGAGGTAGACTTAGGCACAGGTAACGCTTATAATCCTGAAGACGCTCTGCGTTTATATTTTCAAACAGGTAGTGTGGTAGGAAGAAGTTATACTCAGGATGGAGAGTTTAACAATGCAAGAGTTCCTATTCAACAGCTTACTGCTTCAAGTGGAGCAAATAAAATGCAAATGCTAATCACAAACTTTAATTACTATTTAGACATGGTAAGACAAGTTACTGGATTAAACGAAGCAAGAGACGGAAGTATGCCAGACCCTAATTCTTTAGTTGGTGTTCAAAAATTAGCGGCTTTAAATTCTAACACAGCTACTCGTCATATATTACAAGGTAGTCTGTATATTACAAAAACAATAGCCGAAGCTCTTTCTATAAGAACTGCGGACATATTAGAGTATTCAGATTTTGCAGATGAGTTTGCTATGCAGATAGGAAAGTACAATGTAAAGCTTTTGGGTGATATAAAAAACTTATATCTACATAGCTTTGGTATTTTTATTGAACTTGCTCCTGATGAAGAACAAAAAGCAATGTTAGAGCAAAACATACAAATGGCACTATCTCAGCAAGACATTAGTTTAGAAGACGCTATTGATGTAAGAGAGATTAAAAATCTTAAAATGGCTAATCAACTTTTAAAGTTAAAACGTAAGAAGAAACAAGAAGCAGAACAAGCTGCTAAAATGCAAGAACAGCAAATGGCTGCTACTATGCAGATGCAAGCACAACAAGCTAAAGCTGCAATTGACGCTCAACGTATTCAGATGGAAACAGAAGCTAAAATGCAATACAGACAAGCTGACATTTCTTTTGAAATAGAAAAAATGAAAAACGAAGCTGAGCTTAAAAGAAGCTTAATGGAAACTGAGTTTAATTTCCAAATGCAACTTAAAGGAGTGGAACAATCCCAATTAGATTCAAGAGAAACTAAAAAAGAAGACGCAAAAGATTTTAGAACTAAATTGCAAGCAACGCAACAATCTAAAATGATAGAACAAAGAAAACGTAACTTACCTTCTATTAATTTTGAGTCTAACGAAGATAGTTTAGATGGTTTTGATTTAGCTGAGTTTGAACCAAGGTAGTCTAAAAAAATAAATAAATTAATATTAACTTTGCATAAATTAAATTAAATAAAATGGATATAAAAGTAAAAGAAGTAAATTTAGTAGAAGAAAAATCAGTTCAAGAAGTTGAAGCTGATCTTTTAAAAAAGCATGAGGAAAGTTTCGAAGACTCTTCTCAGAACAAAGAAATTACACCAGAGGTTGAGGAAAAAATTGAGGTGACAGAAAAAGCTCCCTCGTCAGAGTTAAATGACGAAGACGTTCTTTCATATATTAAAAAGAGATATGATAAAGAAATTGATTCAGTAGATGATTTGTTTGCGCAAACAAAAGACAATGATGAATTACCTGAAGATGTTTCTGCATATTTCAATTATAAAAAAGAAACTGGTCGTGGAATAGAAGATTTTGTTGCATTGCAAAAAAATTATGATTCTATGGAAGACGATCAGGTCTTAGCTAATTTTTATGGCGCTACCGAAGATGGGTTAGACGCTATAGATATTCAAGATATAATAGAAGATAAATTTGAGTTTGATTCAGACTTGGATGATCCAAAAGATATTAAGAAGAAAAAATTAGCAAAAAAACGAGAACTTGCGAAAGCAAAAAAGTTTTTAAATGAACAAAAAGATAAATATAAAGTTCCTCTTGAGTCAAGCGGGAATGGGTTATCAGAAGATCAGGAAAAAAATCTTAATGCTTATAAAAGTTATAAAGAAGAATCGGAAACGATAAGCGAACTTGCTTCT